GTGGGACATATTGATTTGCCCACCGCCACCTATGATGTGGAGTTCGCCCCACTGGAACGAACCGAGGAATACAAAGATTTCGCAAGCCTTGAAACCATCTATCTTGGTGACACGGTTTCAGTCATTCACGCAGAAGACAGATTTAATGTGACGGCTCGAATGGTTGAATACAAGTATGATCCACTTTTGAAGGCTTTCATTTCCATCACACTTGGGAGCGTTATGCCTAAGTTTACGGATGTGGCAAAGGACATCAAGAAAGTCGACACTAAGGTGGAACAAGTAAAAGACGATGCCAATTATGCTTTGACTGCTGCCAATGGGAAGAACACCAACTTCTATGGTCCGGACACACCTGCCAATCCCAAGCAGGGTGATGTTTGGTACAAGGAAAATGGTGACAAGTTAGAAATGTGGGTTTATGAAACTCGTGATGGGGTCACTCAGTGGTACGCCTTGTCCAATGACCTGACGGCAGAAGAAGTGAAACAAGCAGTGGCTCAGGCTCAAGAGGAATCGGCTGATGCATTGGAGAAAGCTAACAGCGCCTTTGATGAGGCACTGACCGCTTTGGAAAATGCGAATCAAGCGAACTCAACCGCAAATAATGCCAGTCAAGTTGCCGACTCTGCTTTCAACAATTCGATTAAATCATCCTCTGTAACCTATGCGGTCGGCACAAGTGGTACAACAGCACCAACGTCAGGTTGGCAAAGCACAGTCCCGTCTGTTTCAGCAAGCCAGTATCTATGGACGAGAACAGTGTTTACACTTCAAGAAAACTCCACGACCACTTCCTATTCGGTGTCCAAACAAGGAGCAAAAGGGGATAAAGGAGATAAAGGCGATACTGGAGCAACTGGTGCAACAGGTAGTCCAGGTGCGAACGGCACTCCCGGTCAAAATGCGCCAACTATTACCTCAGTTCGTGAACAGTTTTATCTGTCGACTTCAAGTACCAGTCAAACAGGAGGGTCATGGTCAAACACCATTCCTACTTGGTCGAATGGCAAGTATTACTGGACTAGGGTTGTAACGACTTATTCGGATAGCACAACCACAACTTCAATGGCAGTTCTAGACCAAGGGTTGAATCAATCATTGGTGACAGCTCTTGAAGCAAAATCGGCAACTGAGACCTTGACCACTACCGTAAATCAACATGCCACAAAAATTGAACTGGCTGCGACCAATATCACGAACCTCCAAGGACGGATGACAACAGCTGAGTCGACACTTACCGTTCAGGCAGGTCAGATAGCTGTCAAAGCGAGTCAAACTTCGGTAGATTCGCTAACTGGCAGAATCTCAAGTGCTGAGGCAAGTCTGACGGTTCAAGCAGGACAGATTGCGAGTAAGGCAAGTCAAAGTTCGGTGGATAACTTAACTGGTCGAGTAACGTCAGCTGAAACGCTCATCCAACAAACCTCGAATACGATGTTGCTTAAGGTTTCAGAACTTCAAGATGAAATCGGAGTCCCATTCAAGGTCAAGAATTGGGAACAAGGATCACTTAGCACCTCAGATGGTTCAGAAATTTATGCGACCAACTATATCCGCTCTGAATACATTGATGTGGCAGAGGGTGACAAGCTCATCGGTCAAAGGCGAGACGGTTCGTCCCTAACGGTTTACTACCATTACTATGGATTCACCTTGCCTTATGTGGACTACGTGCCAGCCGCTAAACAGTATGTGGAGAAATTGGCAGTTGGAACTTACGACAACAACACAATCGTTGATTACCTCAACTCCAAGGCCGTTGAAACTCTATCCATCACAGGTCCGGTGACGTCAAATCCATATGCCTTGGCTGAGGACTATCTGGTGATTTACAAACTGCCTATGGGTGGACGAGCATTGCCAAACACTATCACTTGGAATGGCCGGAAAGATACGTCTGACAACATCGTCCTACTTTATATCGGTGGTGTGTGGGAGCAGGTTGATGTGGTTACAAATAGTAGTAACGCTATCCACCAATGGACATTATCTGCTTCACAGATTGCTGGTATGCCAACGGATTCGATTTATATTGCCTTCTTCTCTATCAAGAATGGTTCTTATGCAGGGATTTATAATGCAACAACTTCGCCATTTACGCTGAACCCGATGGACGAGTCAGCTTATGTACAAATTTCATATCAAAGCTCATCAAGCACAGTGACCGTTCCAAGTAATGCTCTCAAGATGAGGGTTCGAGTGAACACGACCATCAAGCCTGATGATTATGACGGGAATGTTTTCTCGACTACTGCAAGGGAAGATTACACGAAAGCCAATACCGTTTATTCCGCCATCATGATGCAAAAGGACATCATTAACCTTCGAGTTGGCAAAGGGGATGTGATTAACCAAATCAATATCTCACCTGAAAGCATCTTGATTGCGGGGAATAAGGTCCACATCACAGGTCAAACCACGATTGATAATGGCATCATCACCTCTGCCATGATTGGTAGTGCTGCTATTACCACGGCAAAGATTGCGGATGCTGCCATCACAAGTGCTAAGATTGCCAGCCTTGATGCTGGAAAGATTACAACGGGAACACTATCCGCTAGTCGAATAGCCGCAAGTTCTATTACTGCTGATAAATTGGCTACCAATATCCTAACCGCCATTACGGCAAGTAGCTCCATCCGTATCACAGGTACGACCATTGGCTATTATTCAGGGAATACGTTAGTGACCGAAATTAACTCCCAAGGGATGACGATTAGGCGTGACGGGACAACGGTTGGTCGACTTGGTGCAAATAACATCAGCGGTCATACTGATTGGCGAGGCTTGGTGTTTGACCTTGAATACGGAACGGAGTACATGACGTGGGCTCATAAAGATAGCTCGGGAGCATCGAGCTATACAACCAAGCTCATCTGGTATGCAAAGAAACTTGAGAATGGGAAGGAGAAAGGGTTTCATTTTTCCGACACCATCAACTTCAATGGAAACCCGTTTGGGATTTCATACAGCGATGGGACGGGTTACTACCTCAAGATTTCAAGCATCAACCTTGGGAGTGGTGTCACACCATACTTGGTTCGAAGTGGTGGCACTGCGGGCATCTACTTTGGTGGCTCAATGCTTCATTTGTGTTCAGGAGGTAAATGGTTTGATATCAAAGCTATGCTTGATATTTGTTTGAAAATGGCTGGTAAAACAATCGCCTTTCCAAGTGGGATTGATAGTAGCGGGAAAATCACCGGATACTATAATGCGATTGCAATGCCTAGCATCACAACGTGGAATGCGTAGGAGGTAGAAATGGACGATTGGATTTTAGAGAAGCCAAATGACACGATTGAGCCTGTAGTTGAGAAATGCGAACAACCGACACAAGTGGATGTCGATATGGTTGACTTGCTTGTGATGGTGGTGGACGACCTCTGTGTTCAAGTAGGTGAATTAAAGGAGAAGATGAAGGATGCTAAAGATTAAGAACGAAGAATTGGTTGATGTGATTACCTTCCTTGAAGGATTTGAGCTGCAACCAAAAGTCAGCCGAGTGCGAACGAAACTCGTTAAGCTCATTCGTGTAAAGATTGATGAGCTTTACAAGGATGAGGTGGACTTGCTCCAACGTTTCGGTAAGAAAGATGAAGAGGGTAACCTCGTTCAGGATAATGGGAACTTCTCACTGCTGCCAGAAACGGCATCGGAATACCACAAAGAAAAAGCAGATTTGCTAGTAGAAACCTCGGCCATTGATGTGGCGGAACTTCATGACAAACTGCCTTTATTAATTGGTGGGTTAGAAAATAGCGAGTTCACGGTTTCAGGTAAAGATGCCGAGACTTTAGAGCTTATCTTGGAATTATTGGAAAAAGAAGTTAAGGGTGTTTAGGAGCAATCCTTAATGCCTTTTTCAATACAGAAACGGAGGAATGACATGATGAAACAAACATGGAATTTGATTCAGACAGGCTTTGCCTTTACAGGTGGTCTTGTCGGTTGGTATCTAGGAGGATTTGATGCTTCGCTTTATACCTTACTCGCCTTTGTGGTGGTCGACTACATCACTGGGGTCTTACGTGCCGTTAACGAGAAGAAGGTCTCAAGCCGTATCGGTGCAAAGGGTATCACAAAGAAGATTTTGATTTTCTTGTTGGTTGGTGTCGGTCATATGCTTGATGTGCAGTTGAGGACGGGAAATGTGCTGCGTGATGCGGTGATTTTCTTTTACATCTCAAACGAGGGCATCTCACTTCTTGAAAATGCCGTAAGCATTGGTTTGCCAGTCCCAGAAAAAGTCAAAGAAGCACTCAAACAATTACACGGTAAGGAGGACGAAACAAATGGGAATCAGTAGCTTAGCAACAAAATACGGCTTTCAGTCTTTCCCTCACTACTCATCAGGACGTAGTGGGGCTAAGGTCAACAAAATTGTGATTCATCACATGGCGGGAACTAACTATGACATCGTGCCTGATATTTGGAAGACCCGTGAGGCATCAGCTCATTACGGGGTAGGTAAGAATGGTGAAATTCGTGCTTACGTGGATGAAAACAATACCGCTTGGCACGCAGGTAACTGGAATGCGAATATCTCGAGTATCGGGATTGAAAACTGTAACTCGACTGGCTCACCATCTTGGAACGTCAATCAAGCGACTATTGATGCGTGTGCTAAGTTGGTCGCAGATATTGCTAAACGCCACGGACTTGGGAAACTAGTGGTCAATAAGAACCTCTTCCCTCACAGCTATTTTTCAAGCACCTCGTGTCCCGGTGTTCTTTTAGGAAAACTGCAGTACATTGCGGATAAGGCAAATGCGATTAATAGTGGTGGAGTTTCATCCACGCCAAGTAAGCCAACCACAGGACTTTATCGTGTCCGCAAATCGTGGGCGGATGCCAAGAGTCAAAAAGGAGCATTCAAGGACTTGACCAACGCCAAGAAATGTGCCGACCGAAACAAGGGCTACAAGGTCTTTGATGAATCAGGAAAGCAACTCTACCCAACAAGCGGTGGTTCAGCAGCACCAACAACCAAGAAACTCGTGGTTCAAGTAAATGGTCTGAACGTTCGAAGCAAACCGTCTCTCAGTGGGAAAGTAGTCGGCACTTACAACAAAGGAGCAACATGGACATTGCCTAAATCAGAGAGTATGACCATTGCGGATGGTTGGGTCTGGGCACGCTGCCCGATTGGTTATTGTGCTGTTGGTAAGAATACTGGGAAAACTGAGCCTGATGACTACATCTTAATTTCATAACCAAGCAAGTAAGCCTGTAGGAGTGATTTATTTCATTCTTGCAGGCTTTTTTTATATTTCTTAGAAATATTTTTTGAAAAACGTCCTATTTTGTCCTCTCCCGTGGCTAGTAAGTAGAAGGGACAAAACGATAACCCTTCGGAAAGGAAGTATAGATTATGAAACACAATTTGCAGATCAGTGTCTCAAAACATCAAAAATCAAACGGAATCGTTTCTTGTAAGTCAGTCACTATACGAGAACGCATTCTGCGATTGTTTCTTGGGAAGAAACAACAAACGTTGATTTTGATGCCAGGGGATACGGTTGAGGAACTCACTATTAGTGAGGTTAAGGAAGGAGCGAAACAAAATGAGTCGAACAAAACTGTTGCTTGATGTGGTTGAAGATTTGCGTGCCTTGTCGGACAGCATCCAAACACTCTGTGATGCCATGATGAGCGATGAAACACAAGATGAAGCTGCTTTGGATGCTGAATATGAGGAACACAAAAATCCAACCATCACGCTTGAACAAGTCCGTGGCGTGCTTGCCAAGAAATCACAAGAAGGTAAAACTGAAGCAGTTCGTAACCTGCTGAAAACTTATGGGGCAAACAAGCTGAGTGAAGTGAAGGAAGAAGACTACCGAGAACTCTTGCTTGATGCGGAGGTGCTGTGATGCCACCACAACATGCTCTGCTCTCAGCCTCGTCTAGTTCAAGATGGATTAACTGTCCACCTTCCGCAAGGCTAGGGGAGAACTTCCCAAATAAATCATCGGATTACGCGGCCCAAGGTACTGATGCTCACAGCCTATGCGAGTATAAGCTCCATAAGCTACTAGGCGACAATCCAGCCTATCCTAAACTTCAATACTTCGATGAGGAGATGGAAGCAACCACAGATGCATATGCTCAGTACGTTATGGGAGAGTTGGCAAAAGCTCGTCAGACCACCTCTGACCCTGTGGTGATTGTAGAACAACGTCTGGACTTTTCGAAGTACGTACCAGATGGATTTGGCACAGGGGATTGTTTGATTATTGCTGATGATACACTTTCAGTTATTGACATGAAGTACGGTCTAGGAGTGTTAGTCGAGGCAGAAGGCAATCCACAAATGATGTGCTATGCCTTAGGTGCGTTGGAACTATTCGATGGAATCTACGACATAAACCGAGTCAAGATGACCATCTTCCAACCGAGGCGGGAAAACATCAGCACTCACGTCATTTCAAAAGAAGAACTCATCAAATGGGCTGAAGAAGTCCTAGCCCCTAGTGCAAAGACTGCCTATGATGGGGGAGGTGAGTTCAAGTGTGGTAAATGGTGCAAATTCTGCCCGGCAAAGAATGTCTGTCGCAAACGTGCGGAGCACAATCTTGAGCTTGCTCAGTACGAGTTCAAACCTCCAGAGCTATTGGAAGATGTTGAAATTGAAACGATTCTTGAACGAGTAGACGACTTGGTCTCTTGGGTAAACGACATCAAGGAGTATGCATTCCAACAAGCGATGAGTGGGAAACACTGGTCAAACTTCAAGCTGGTTGAAGGTCGTTCTACTCGTAAATACACGGATGTAGAATTAGTCGCAACGACTGTCACCGAGGCCGGATTTGACCCATTCGAGAAGAAGTTGCTCGGAATCACCGCAATGACCAAAGCTCTTGGGAAGAAACACTTTGATGAGCTGCTAGGAGGCTTGATTGAAAAGCCAAAAGGAAAATTAACGCTTGTGCCTGTCACAGACAAAAGACAAGCGGTTGACGTAACAAATGTAAATGACGACTTTAACGATTTAACGGAGGGAAACTAATATGGTAAACGTAAATAAGACAAAAGTAATCACCGGGACTAATACTCGTCTCTCATATTTCCATGGTTGGGAGCCGGTCTCAATCAATGGTGGGACAGAAAAGTACAGCGTGTCAGTACTGATTCCTAAATCTGACACCAATACCATCGTGGCAATCGAAAAAGCCATTGATGCAGCCATCGAAGAAGGAGTAGCCAAGTTTGGAGGGAAGAAGCCAAACAAAGCAGCCATCAAGCTCCCATTGCGTGATGGGGACATCGAACGTGATGACGAGGCTTACAAAGGGCACTACTTCATCAATGCCAATTCAACAACCGCACCACAGATTGTGGATCAAGCCGTTCAACCGATTCTTGACCGTTCACAAGTGTACAGTGGTTGCTATGGGCGTGTGTCCATCAACTTTTATGCCTTTAACTCGAATGGGAATAAGGGCGTAGCAGCAGGACTCGGAAATATTCAATTCGTCCGTGATGGTGAGCCACTTGGTGGCAAGACATCTGCAGCAGATGACTTTGAAACCTTGTCTGACGATGACTTCTTAGCATAAGCAACTTAACCAAGGGCGATGGGAGCTGTCTCCTGTCGCCCGTTTTTGAATGGAGGACAAAATGAAAACACTCAGCATTGATATTGAAACCTTTTCTAGCGTCAATTTGCAGAAGTCAGGGGTTTACCGCTACTCAGAAAGTGAGGATTTCGAAGTCTTGCTCTTTGCTTATTCAGTTGATGGTCAACCAGTTCAAGTGGTGGATTTGGCTAGTGGGGAAACGATACCTAAAGACGTGCTAGAAACGTTAACGGATGAATCGGTCGAAAAGTGGGCGTTCAATGCAAGCTTTGAGCGTGTCTGCCTATCACGCTTCCTTGGTCTACCACTTGGCGAGTATCTTAATCCGTCCTCATGGCGATGCACGATGATTTGGGCTGCAACTCTTGGTTTGCCATTATCGCTTGAAGGTGTCGGCTCTGTTCTTGGCTTGGATAAGCAGAAGTTGTCAGAAGGGAAGAACCTCATTCGATACTTCTGCGTGCCATGCAGTCCTACAAAGGTGAATGGTGGTCGCATTCGGAACCTTCCAAGTGATGATCTCCTGAAGTGGCAACAATTCAAAACCTACAACATTCGGGACGTGGATGTCGAAATGGCAATCCAAGGAAAGCTATCCAAGTTTCCTGTGAGTGATGAAGTCTGGACGGAGTACCATCAAGACCAAGAAATCAATGACCGAGGGATTGGTCTTGATATGCACTTGGTAGAAAGGGCGATTGCTCTTGATAAACGCTCAAAGGAAGAAATAACGGCAAAGCTCCAACAAATTACAGGATTAGAGAACCCAAACTCTGTCATTCAACTTCGTGACTGGTTGAGGGAACAAGGACTAGAAGTAGATTCGCTCGATAAGAAATCCGTAAAGGAGCTGATTAAGGCCTCACCAACGGAACTGATTGAAGTATTTGAACTCAGACAACAACTTGCTAAATCATCCGTGAAGAAGTACCAAGCTATGACGAGTGCTGCCTGTCACGATAAACGAGCACATGGGATGTTCCAATTTTACGGTGCTAATCGCACAGGTAGGTTTGCGGGCAGATTAATTCAGCTCCAGAATCTCCCTCAAAACCACATGACCGATTTGGCTGAGGCGCGTGAATTAATACGAAATGCGGACTATGAGGCATTATCACTGCTTTACGAGAACCTGCCGAACGTACTGTCTGAATTAATTCGTACAGCTTTTGTACCGCAAAACGGGATGAAGTTCATCGTTTCTGACTTTTCTGCCATTGAGGCACGGGTGATTGCTTGGCTTGCAGGGGAGCATTGGCGAGAGAAAGTTTTTCGTGAGGGTGGCGACATTTATTCTGCATCGGCAAGCCAGATGTTCGGTATACCCGTTGAAAAGCACGGTGTAAATGGTCATCTCCGCCAGAAAGGGAAGATTGCAGAATTAGCACTTGGTTATGGTGGATCCGTTGGTGCATTAACTGCTATGGGTGCTTTGGATATGGGACTGACAGAAGATGAACTTCAACCCTTGGTGACAACTTGGCGGAATGCTAATCCACATATCACACAGTTTTGGTGGGATGTCGACAAGGCCGTCAAGGATTGCATCAAGCAACGAACCATCACTAAAACTCACGGCATCACCTTTAGCTGTAAGAGTGGGATGCTTTTCATCACTCTTCTATCAGGAAGAAAGCTTTCCTATGTGAAACCTCAAATTGGTGAGAACCGTTTTGGTGGGGATTCAGTCACGTACGAGGGAGTTGGGACAGCGAAGAAATGGGAACGCCTAGAAAGCTATGGTCCAAAGTTTGTTGAAAATATCATTCAAGGAATCGCCAGAGACATTCTGTGCTTTTCTATGCAGAATTTACGAAATTACCGCATTGTTGGTCACGTTCATGACGAGGTAATCGTTGAAGCTCCTAGGGATGTGAGAGTAGAGGAAATAAACACAATCATGTCACGACCACCAAGTTGGGCTGAAGGGTTAATCCTAGATGCTGATGGATACGAATGTGATTTTTATCAAAAAGATTAATTGAAAACGTCCGATTTCACCTCCTGCCGTGGCTAGTAAGTAGGAGGTGCTTTTCTATGAACATTTATGAAGTAAAAGATGGTTGTCCGTTAAAGGGCAAAACCGATCAGATGACAGAGGAAGAATTACAAAAGGAATATGACTTTCATATAGCCGAGAGTATTGTTGGCATGCTCTATAAAGAGGGCAAGATTACGCAAGATGAACTACACAAAATATCAGCATTAAACCGCCAGAAATTCTCTCCGAAGTTAGCCGAGATTATGTCATAAAACCCTTGCTATTAGTGGACTTTTGAGTGATATATGTAATGAAAGAAAGTGAGGTGAGATGATGAAAAAGATAACAAAAATAAATGAATTAGAGAGACCGCTTTTATCTAAAACGAAGCTTCGAGTTGCAGCCTATGCTAGAGTTTCAACAGATAGTGATGAACAGCTTGTAAGCCTTAAAGCACAGCGAGAGCACTATGAAACTTATATTAAATCCAATCCGGAATGGGAGTTTGTAGGACTCTATTATGACGAGGGTATATCAGGTACCAAGAAGGAAAAACGACCAGAACTTCTTCGCATGATTCGTGATTGTGAGAATGGCAAGATAGATTTTATTGTTACTAAATCAATTAGTCGGTTAGCCCGTAACACAATGGATTGTCTAGAATTGGTAAGAAGTTTGATGGATATCGGTGTCTACATTTATTTTGAGAAAGAAAATTTAAATACAGGTGACATGGAGAGCGAACTAATGCTTTCTATTCTTTCAGGTTTTGCAGAAGAAGAGTCTGCGTCAATATCACAAAATACCTCATGGTCAATCAATAAGAAATTTCAAAATGGTAGTTACATTATTGGCAGTCCCCCTTATGGTTATGCCAATGTAAATGGTGAGATGGTTATTGTTCCAGAGGAAGCTGAAGTAATAAAACGCATTTTTGCAGAATGCCTTTCAGGGAAAGGTGGAAGTATCATAGCAAAAGGCCTGAACAGGGATAAAATTCCTGCAAGAAGAGGCAACCATTGGAGTCCGGGTACGGTGATTGAAATGCTCCGAAACGAAAAATACAAAGGTGATGTCCTTTTCCAGAAGACATATACAGACAGCAACTTCAACCGTCATATTAATAATGGCGAGAAGGATCAGTTTTACTGTAAGAATCACCACGAACCCATTATCAGCAGAGAAGTCTTTTCTAAGGCTCAAAAGCTGATAGCAGAAAGAGCAAAGAATCGTAATAAATCCATTGCTAAGAATACTTATCAAAACAGATATGTGTTGAGTGGAAGAATAATCTGTGGAGAGTGCGGTTCCAAGTTTAGGAGAAAAACAAACTACTCTGTTGGAAGAAGTTATATAGCCTGGAGTTGTATAGGACACATTGAGGACAAGGACAGTTGTTCCATGTTGTTTTTACGTGATGGAGAGATAAAAGCAACATTCGCAACGATGATGAATAAGCTTGCATTCAGCAGAAAGATAATACTGAAGCCACTTTACGAATCAATAAACAAAATTGATGAAGAATGCGACCTTGAAAGAATTGATGCCATCGATAAGCGAATGGAGCAATTGACCGAAGAGCGCAATACGCTTATTGGTCTTATGACAAAAGGGTTTCTTGAACCAGCACTTTTTAGCAAAGAACGAAATGCACTGGATAGCGAAATAAAAAATCTAACCACTGAGAAGACAAACCTGGTCATGTCATTTACAAGTGGAACATCACAGGCTGATGAGGTAAAGGCGATTCTTAAGCATGTGTCAAAAGATAAGTTTGATGGCAATTATACGGACGAGGCATTTGAAAAGTATGTAGAAAACATCATTGTAAATTCAAGGGATGAACTGACATTTAAATTAAAATGTGGGCTTTCTCTTAAAGAAAGGGTGGTGAGGTAAATGGCCTATGTACCCATACGGATATGCAATTACGGACGGAGTTGTTACCGTTGATGAAAGGGCTGCGGATCAAGTAAGGGATTTCTTTGAAAAGTACATTTCAGGACTTTCCCTTGCTGTGGCTGGTGAGCAGGCTGGTATTCAGAAGACACATTCATCCATGGGACTTATTTTGAAAAACGTCAACTATCTTGGAAATGACGTATACCCCGCAATCATTGATAAAGAGACGTTTGATAAGGCTGAAGAGGTTAGAAGTAAACGTGCGAAGGATCTAGGGAGGATTGCAGAGCTTGCAGCTTTCAGTGCTCCCCCACCTATAGAGCGATTTAAAATGAGAAAATCAGAAGGTAAACTTCCAGATGATCCAGTAGGGCGAGCGGAGTACCTGTATAGTCTGATAGAAAGCGAGGTGTAAAGTGGCCGAGAAAAACATAACTGTAATTCCAGCACGAAAAAGGGTGGGAAGTACAGCCGCAAAAGAAAAAGTAAAGAAACTGCGTGTTGCTGCTTATTGCCGAGTTTCAACAGAAACTGAAGAGCAGAACTCCAGCTATGAGGTGCAGGTTGCTCATTACACTGAGTTTATAAAGAAAAATGCTGAATGGGAGTTCGCAGGCATATTTGCAGATGACGGCATTTCAGGCACGAACACGAAAAAACGAGAAGAGTTCAATCGCATGATTGATGAATGCATGGAGGGGAACATCGATCTGGTTATTACAAAGTCCATCAGTCGATTTGCCCGGAACACTCTGGATTGCCTAAAGTATATTAGGCAGCTCAAGGATAAGAACATATCCGTGTTTTTCGAGAAAGAGAACATCAATACAATGGATGCCAAGGGGGAGGTGCTTCTGACCATTATGGCATCCCTCGCGCAGCAAGAAAGTCAGAGCCTTTCTCAGAATGTTAAACTTGGACTTCAGTATCGATATCAGCAAGGGAAAGTCCAGGTCAACCACAATCGATTTATGGGCTACACCAAAGATGAAGATGGAAATTTAATCATTGTCCCCGAAGAAGCTGAGATTATCAAACGCATCTACCGAGAATACCTTGAAGGTCAGAGTCTAGTGGGCATTGGTCGAGGCCTTGAAAAGGATGGTATTTTTACAGCAGCGGGAAAACCAAGATGGCGACCAGAATCAGTTAAGAAGATACTTCAAAACGAAAAATACATCGGAGATGCCCTTCTGCAAAAGACTGTCACAGTAGATTTTCTGACCAAGAAACGAGTTAAGAACGAAGGGCATGTTCCACAGTATTATGTTGAAAATAGCCATGAGGCTATCATCCCCAAAGAATTATACTTGCAAGTTCAGGAGGAAATTCATCGAAGAAGCAATATCTACACAGGAGCAAGCAAGAACAAACGAATTTATAGTAGCAAGTACGCTTTAAGTGCCATCACCTTCTGTGGAGATTGTGGCGATATTTATAGGAGAACCTATTGGAATATTCATGGCAGAAAAGAATTTGTCTGGCGATGTGTGACTAGAATCGAGCAAGGTCCTGAAGTTTGTAAGAACCGAACCGTAAAAGAAGATGAACTCTATGATGCTGTAATGACCGCAATTAATAAACTGCTTGCAGGTGGCAACAATATGATAAAGACACTGGAAGAAAATATTCATGCGGTGATTGGTGAAACGACAGAATACCAAATTTCAGAGATTAACAACTTACTGGAGGAAAAGCAAAAAGAACTCATCAAGCTGGCTAATAAGGGTCAAGATTATGAACATCTAGCAGATGAGATTGATGAGCTGAGAGACAAGCGACAGTTCCTTTTAGTAGAAGATGCCTCCCTCAGTAGCGAGAACGAGCGAATCAATGAGCTGATTGAATTTATCCGCAAGAACAAATTCCGTACCTTAGAGTACGATGATAAGCTTGTAAGGAAGATAATCCAGAGTGTTACAGTCTATGAGGACCGCTTCATCATATCCTTTAAATCTGGTATTGAAATTGAAATATGA